ATCATAAAACTGCTCACGCACTTCACGCATGATATTATTCTTGAAACTCGTCGTCTTTAATTTTGTGCAGATATCCACGATACGACGCGACCGTTTGCGCGCAGATGTGTATTGGTCGCAGGTGGGGTCGAGACCGGACGTGAGGTCCATAATATCGCGGTGTTTTTTGGTGTAAATGTCGTGCATGTCTTTGGAAATGAGCGCACGAAGTGAGTTGCCCTGATCACATTCAACCCAACGATTCTTGTCGAACTCATACCACTGATTGTCTTTTACACTCACGCATACAAACCTGTCTTTGAAAATCGTGTATAGAACTGTTGCCAGATCCACATCCGTGGAAGCGTCGTTCGTTGTTTCATTACAAATCGTTTGGTGGATGAAGTTGTCTATGGTTTCATTCCGAATACGTGTGTATTCTTCTAAGCAGTCATTTTTTGCCCAATACATGATGGAACGACGTGTGAGACCATCCGGACTATACGGAAATCCACACCATGTGTCATAATGCTTCATGATATCGGTATAAGCAAACTTGGCTGATTTTGCGCTGAAGAGCATCCACGTAAGGAAGAGTTTATCACTCGTATTATGAAGTGCGAGACCCACACGCAACCATTTGTCATAAGGATCGAAATACTGAGACGGAAGAGCCATCGTATAATAATGCGTTTCACGGATTTCGTATTCTTTCGGTTCAAGCATATTCAGCATGATTTCAACCGCCATCGTAAGCTCCGAATGATTCGTTATTTTGTCCATCATAATCGAACCGTTGTGTGATAGCAAAGCATCGCTTGGACCTCTACCGCCAGACCCAGCAAGTGCGCCAGCACCACCTGTTACAACCAAACGAATACGTTTTCCTCCATCGGCGCCTCCATTTGCGCCGTTTCGTCCGCTGGCGGCGCCTCTTTGTTGATTCAATATTGCGTCGTATTCTGCTTTTAACACGGCGTTGTTTGGTCGTAATGCGAATGACGGATAATCTATATCGATTGCTCCAGGAGTGCCACTCGGCGCGGTCTGAACCGAAAGTTTCGCAAAATTCTCTTTCACGTTGAACTTACACGTTTCTTCTTCTCGGAACATCCACTCATGGTCGTCGTCTTTGGGGTCGCGTATTATTACGAAATGATACTTCAACATATATGCTTTATGTCCCGGCTTTCGCGATCCGTATAACTGCCAGTTTGTATGGCCTCGTGATATTCCTTCATCAAGAACATCATTCCACGTATTTGTGATGGGGAGGTCTGTCCATATTTCGGGGAGTTCTTTGAGCATTCGCGAACGCAACATGCGCTGGATCGGTCGATCTACGTTGGCGCCAATAATCATATGGATTCCGTCTTTGGTAACATCGTCTAACTGATTCACGTCACTCTTTTCAAAGATGTAAATCGGGATTTGGGCGTCGGCGGGAATTTCTACCAACGTTTCCATCGTTTGAATGTAGGACTGAATCATATCCAAAACGTGTTCTTTTGAATGTTGGCGTTTCGTAATACTGGTATCATACCTGAAATCGAAATCCACGGTGATGATTCCTCGTTCTGGATTCTGTTTTTCTGTCAGGAATTCCTGTTTTCCATTTTCGAAAACATGTGTATAATATTTCTTCCAAAACACGGGCAAGATCGCTGGCGGAATCGTATAAACTCCGCCATGAACATTCAGCGCCTTATCGCCAATCCTTGTATGTGTATAAGCTTCGCCTGGTTTTGAAATGTGGTGTTTCATAAATTGTTCATAGGTCATACCAGCACAAAGCGACTGGTATGACGCCGTCGTATTCACATCGCTTGTTGTCATTCTAAGTTCTTCGCGGGGTATCGTCTCTCTTGTAAAAACTAATTTGGCAGGGACAAGATTCAATTTTGTTTCAAGATATGAATTGAAAAATGTAAAACCTCCGGTCTATATATTCTAAAGGTTTTATCTCTAAATCTGATCCCCCAAAAATGGATCCTTTAAATTGGAATTCTAAAAAATAGACAAAAAAAGGGGATGCTTTTCCGGGTTGGTTCATGTGGTAACATACGGTGCGGGACTTTTGGAAAACATCGTGTTAGACCGTGGTGTGTGTGTGGTTAGGTTGGGGTGGGTCGAGTGTGTGACGTCACATCGTGTGGCGATTAAACGCGATTGTATGATGGTGAGATGTGTATGCCGGGTATGGGCGGTTAAGATAACATGTGTATTTTGAAATTATTCTCGTTCATAGAACCGGATTTCTTTGGAATTATACTTTTTCAGCCAAAAATATTCCGTTCAAAATCAGTAATTTGTAAAGGTTGGATTCTGGGCGGCTGCCATTTCATGTTTCAAAGACAAAACCGCCGAAAATATTTCGTTGAAAATGGCCGAAGGCAAGAATGGACGAGAGACTATTTTTGGATATTTTTGGATACATTTTGGATCCCTCCAAAAAAATGTCCATTTTGCCCTTTGCGCGCCATCAATTTTAAAACACGAAAATCAAAACACCCAAAAAACAGGTTTGTGACCATTATGCTCTCAAAACGCTTTTTTTGCCTTAAAAAGCTGTGACTGAACTTTTTTGAGGGGTCGGAGGCTGCGTCCAATCCATGAGGGCTAAAATCGGACATTTTTGTATAACGATATTTTAGAAGATACACGGATATATCCATAAATTTAATACGAATGCCCAATCATTTTTATTGTGAAAAGTGTAACTTTACATGCTGTAAGCAAAGTATATATAATAAGCATTTGGCAACAGTCAAGCACAAGATACGTGGATATATCCACCCACCCCCAACGGATATAAAAGATACAACCCAAATAGTTCAACCCATCCAACAAAATAAAGAATATAAATGCCCTTTCTGCTTGAATCTGTATAAATATCATTCAGGATTATGGCGTCATAAATTAGTTTGTAGTAAAAAAGGTCATCAAACTAAACATAACGTTGATATACTCGCCGATGGTGTAGCAGATCCATACATCGTAAATGAAACCTCGCAAAATATTATTATACATAAAACACCAGTTGTTAATGGTAATGATTCACTTGAACACCAAATAACAATCAAAGACCTTGCTGCTGAAAATCGTGAAATCAAACAAAAATTGAACATGATGTTGCAGATGATGGCTACAAACAGTCAATTTCAATCACAAATGCTAGAACTAATGAAGACATCTTATCCTCAAATTACAAATGATAACTTGTCGCAGTCACACCCAGCTTCGGTCTCATCGAATATCGAATCCAACGGCGATCATAATACATTTAACAACACTACCACTACTAACAGTAACAACAACACCTTCAACATGAATATGTTCTTGAATGAAAAGTGTAAAGATGCGATGAACATGAAGGATTTTGTGGATTCTATTCAGTTGAACATCACTGATATGGAGAATATGAATCGACTTGGCTATGTGGAGGGTATGTCGAATATCTTCATTGACAATCTCCAGAAAACCGACCTATACAAACGACCAGTTCATTGCAGTGACATCAAGCGTGAAACTTTATACGTTAAGGATAATAACTTATGGGAGCGTGATGGTCCCGACCATGCGAAAATGACAAATGCGGTTCTAGCCGTTGAACATAAGAATGTGGTCCTTGTAAATGAATGGGCGAAGGCCAACCCGCTATGCTTGAATAGCAATACCCGAGAAAATGACAAATACATCAAAATATCCAAGATTGTTACGGATGGTGAAAAGGAAGGGAATATCGATAAGGTGATACGTAAGGTGGCGAAGTCAGTGACGATCGAAAAGCGTGAAACAACTATAGAAAATTCATAAAGTCGGAAATCTCCTCGTTCATAGAATCGGAATTCTTAGGAAATCTCTCTTTTCAGCCGAAAATATTCCGTTCAAAACTGGTTGATTTCAAAAGTTTGGATTCTGGGCGGACGCCAATTCATGTTTCAAAGACAAAATCGCCGAAAATATTTCGTTGAAAATGGCCGAAGGCAAGAATGAACGAGATATTTTGACTACCATGTTTTTGGACATTTTTAAAATGTCCATTTTGCCCTTTTCGCGCCGTCAATTTTAAAAAATGATTTCAAAACATCAAAAATCGTGTTTGTGACCATTATGCTCTCAAAATGCGTTTTTGACCTTAAAAAACTGTGACTGAACTTTTTAAGGGGGGTGGCGACCGCGTCCAAATCAAAGGGCTAAAATCGGACATTTCTGTATATGGATAGATAAGATTCTATTATAAGATTATTATAAGATTATAAGATTATTTTTAATACTATAAGATTATTTTATAAGATTTAGGATATATAAGATTATGCCAAAGGTAGATATTGATTACTCAAATACCATTATTTATAAAATAACATGTAAAGATGAAACTATTACTGACGTATATGTAGGACATACCACTAATTTTGTCCAGAGAAAATATGCTCATAAGATAGGTTGTTCAAATAATAACAATAATTGTAAATTATATCAAGTAATAAGAGATAATGGTGGATGGGAAAACTGGAAAATGGAAATAATCGACGTTATAAATTGTAAAGACGTTTATGAAGCTAGAAAGAAAGAACAAGAATATTCTGTATTAGTAAAAACTACATTAAATAGTATAGAACCTTTGCCTCAATCATCAAGAAAAAATCATCGTTTTTATTGTGAAAAGTGTAACTTTAGAT